CATTAGTTTGTGTGGATCCTGCTATCGCTTTTGTCGAACACACCAATAGTGTCAGTATTAAAAATGTATATAGATACTTCATCAATTTCCATAAACTCCTAAGTACAGTTGTTTTTGTCTAAATCAATTGGCTTGTCACCATTATAAAACCATACATAAGATGAAATCTTTGTGCCATCTTGTGTATAGGTACATTTTTTGCCTACCGAGCAGGCGCTTAATGCAAATAATAGTGCCAGAACTAAATATAATTTATTCATTTGGCTCCTCTGTTTTTTCTTCTTCGTCTTTTGTTTGACAACATGTACCGGCTTCTTCTTTTTCTTTAGTATGCATATTACAACATTTTGTCTCGTCTATTGACATACTTCGCATTCCTCATGTTCACAGTTCATACAATTACAGACACCATACATATCACCATGTTCTTTCAAAGAACAGTGACAATTACAGTTACAATTTTTACACTTCATTACTTATACAGGTCCTTCATCAACCAGTCACAAAATTTTTTCCATAATTTTTTAATCATCCTTGGTCTCCTCAATATTATAGAAGTACTTATCACTATCTTCTGTTTTCCATTTACTACTATCTTCTACATTCCATTCGGAAGTCTGAACCTTCCAGTCGAATGGTATTTCATCCCTCACCGTGAAGGATGGTATGCTCCAGATTAGTCTGTTATTTGGCTGAGCCGCATAATTGCCATTTTCTAATGCCAATATATGAGCGCACTTATGTTCGTGCGGAATTTCCGAATGATCGGTATCAACTATATTACTCTCTGGATGGGCCCAGTCAACAGTAAAAAGATAGGCGCCTGAGTACCATTTTTTATCTTTGCCTATGAATTTACCGGACTGACCGTCCAAGACATCAAAAGAAGTAATGCTAGGATAGTAACTAAAGCAATTCCAAAGCTCCAACTCATCAAGTCGCATCCTAGGAACTTCTTCTGGCTTATAGCTTCTTTGTATGAATGCAGAGATTGGCAAACGGTAGAATACAGCTCCGTTTTCCATAATTGCGTGAAAGAGTATTGGACGCCCTGTAATCGATGCCAAACCAAAGATAAGACAGTCTTCCACTTCTCCATGGTGAGCTTTAAGGTCATAGAGATATTCTCTCCGGACCTGCGCATAAGTTGCAGGGATATTCGCGTTTAAGTATGCCATCCAACATAAAGTCCTATTGTGCTGTAATTATTAAAGCGCTGCTATAACTAATATAACAGCAACAACTCCAACACCGATCACAATTTTTCTATGATCTTTCCATAAGTGTTTTAATGTTTCCATGTTTCCTCCTAATCGTAAATGTTGCCCCAAGTTTTTCCTGATTCATAATCTACCTTGTTTGGTACTTCTAGGTCAACTGCGGTTTCCATTATTTCAATTATTCGTTTAGCCTTCTTATCAGATTCTACAGAAATATCCAGTTCATCATGAATCTGTATATGGGCTATAATACCTTCTTTATAGAGCTCTAGCATAGATTTTTTTGTCATATCCGCTGCAGATCCCTGTATTAACTTGTTTAAAGCTTTGTAAGTAAAAGCTCTTCTGATTCTGTTTTCGCCATATTTTTTCATTGCATCTTCCCACGTCATAGGTGTGTGCATACCAAATTGGGCAGGTTCCCATTTATTAAATCTACATCCTCTTCCTAGGAGAGTTCTAATTTCTCCTTCTCTTGAAGCCCATCTTGATGTTTCATTCATAAGATCTCTAACAAATGGAACTCGTTCGTGATACTGATTGAATAATTCTTCCGCTTCTTGTTTCGTGCTTAAACCTAATTCTGCCTGTAACTTGGCTTTACCCATTCCATAAAATAATCCAAGATTAATAGTTTTTGCTTGTAGTCTGCTAATGCCAGCCATGTCAGCAACGGTTTTATGGAAATCAATATCATTGTTGGAATAATTATCTACAATTTCTCTTACAGATGGATCTTCTTTTATACCTGCGGTGGTTGCTGCAAAATGAACTACGAGTCTAGGCTCTTGTTGATTATAATCAAAACATCCCCACACACAACCGTCTTCGGGAATGAATAGGGATCGAATCATTGGTCCTAGATCTTTATTACGGGCGGGAATCTGTTGTAGATTTGGATTAGAATATGAAAATCTTCCAGTGACAGTGCCTCCTTGATCAGAGCGTATCTGATTAATGTCAGCATGGATTCTACCTTTATGTTCATATCTTAAAATTGTATCAAGAAAGGTGGTATGTGCCTTGTTTATTTCTCGAGCTTTTGCTATTTTATTAACTACAGGATGAGAATGTTCTTGCAGGAAATTTTTGGTGAATGATGGTGCATTTGTTTTTACAGTTCTTTCGTATGGTAATTTTAATTTGTCAAAAACTTTGGCAATCGATCTTGCAGCCCATATTTGAGCATCTATTTGTGTTTCTTTTTTTATTTCTTGCAGCAATGTTGTTTCTTGTGCAAGTAATTTTTGTTTTAGCTTATGCGCATTGTCCACGTCGACACGGACACCTTTAAATCGCATATCTACTAGACAAGGAAAGAGTTGAGTTTCTAGATCAAATATCTCTGTTAAATTTTCTTTTTTAATTTCGGTTGATAATCGTTTGAATAAATTTAATGTTAAAGAAGCATCTTTTTCTGCATATTCGCCTACATATATTGCTGGTAATTTATATAATTCTGCTTTAGCATCTATGCCCCAGTTTTTTGCTACTTCTCTTAATGTTGCTTCGCTTTTTCTTTCTCCTAAATATTCCCAACTCAATGCATTTAAGGTGTAACGCATTCTGTTTTCATCAACTAAAGAAGCCATGACCATCGTATCGACAATATGTCCGTTAACTTTTATTCCATAGGAACGAAGCCAACAGATATCATACATAGCATTATGAAATATTTTCGTTGCATCAGTGGCACAAACATCAGAAATCCAATTTAGAATTTTTTTCTTATCTAAATTACCACCACCTTCATGTCCGAAAGGATAGTATTTACACCAACCATCTACTGCTACGGCCACGCCAATAATTTCTCCGTTACCTATAACAGCGCCCGATCCTTTTGATTTTAGATCAGGGTCTTTTGTTTCTAAGTCTATTGCTATGAGTTTATATCCACTCAGGTCTGGAAAATTGTCCGGGGCTATCCATTCGGTTTGAGCCTCGAACATCATTTATCGGCTTTCCACTTTTTATAACCTTCTACCCATGTTTCTGTTTTCTCTTTTTCTTTTCCGTAATCTCTTTCAATAATCATTTCAATAAAATGCATGGCTTTTAATAAATCTTCCTTTCCTCCTTTATATTGATGTCGACAGATGTATTTAATAACATTTCCTTCCGGAAAAAGCAATTTGTTCTCTATAACAAATTTACTTGGCTGAATTTTCATTTTGCGATAATGTGTTCCGCCAATTTGTTTATCGTATGCACTCATATTTGATATCCATATTCGCTTGACTGATTAACAATGTATAAGTTTTCGAATGTTCGTGTGATTCCTACAAAAAATAATCGGTGTTCTGGACTTGGATCTTTTTGATAAGCATTAAAACTATTGTAATCAATATCTAGCATTAAGACAGTATTTTGTCGCTCGTCGCCTTTTGCTCCATGAATTGTTGATAGTTTTATTCTAGGCTTAGCTTCCGGGGATATATCTTCGCCGTTTTTTTCCATGGCTGTTATAAAATTTCTTTTTTTCTCATTAATTTTATCTAGCGCCTGTTCCCAGCTGCCTGCTACTAGCAAACCATGCTCGTTTCTTAAGTCTTCGATGTTAACTAAATCTTCGATGATATTTTTCAAAGAAACACCGCTGCCAAAATTTCGTTTTAAACTTCCTCCTTTAACCGTCATGAAAGTGTACATTTTTTGTGCTAATTTAGCAGGCACTAGTTGTCCTTTGTTTAAATTTCTCCAGGTACTGATGGCCTGTAGCAAGTCTACGTTAACTAAATTATTTCCTTTTTTGCTTCCGTAGTAGTAACCTTTATCCTCAAAAAAATCTTTTAATGGTTCTAACATTTTATTAGTTCGAGTCATTAGCATCCACTTGCCTTTCCTGTAATCAATTTGCTCAAAATTAGATACCCAGTTTACGGTTCCTTCGAAGTCTCTTGGTTTCCATTGTTTAGAAACTCTTTCATGTAGTGGAATTTTATTTAAAATTTGTTTCGCTAGATCTAAAACTCTTCGTGGAACTCTTCTTGATTTTACTAGTGATTTATCGACTGTTGTATTTTCATCTTTATGAAGCCTTATGAAGTGTGTTGGATTGGCACCTTGAAAACCCATAATAGCTTGATCATCATCTCCTGCAATATAAGATCGTTTGGCATTGGATTCGATATAGTGAAACATTTCCCATTGAAGATTATTCAAGTCTTGTGCTTCATCTAAAAACACAGCGTCAAATTGTGGACATTTTTTTCTTCTAATAAATTCAGAAATCATGTCTACAAATTCAAACATTCCTTTTTCTTTTTTAAACTGAATAATACATTTGTTGATGTATTCTAAATTTGAATAACTAATGTCCTGTAAGTGTTCTTGCAAACCGTATTGATTTTCTAAAGATATCTTTCTGTATTTAGCAAGATTGATAAGTTTATGATATTCGTTTCCATAAATCATGGTTCCTTCATCGGTTGCGTACGTTTCAAAATTTAATTTTGAAACAACTCCACCATATTCATTTTTAAATAATTCCCATTTTTTTCCTTTTAAAAGTTGAGTTTTGGTGTCGATGCCGCATTCTCTTGTCCCTAAAGCATGCAAAGTACAAAAATATTTTAAATCTTCATCATAATCAATTTTACTGAAAAGCTTTGTGACTCGTCCAACTGAAATGTTTGTGGCATTTTTACTAAATGTAAAAAAACCAACTTTTTTTAGCGGTGTTTTATATTTTTCGACTTCGCCCTTTAAATATGTATTAACGAGTCTATAGGTTTTTCCTGTTCCAGGAGGTCCTGGTATAATTGTTCTTTCTATCATTTTACAAATGGTGGCCTTTCTATTGGTGGTGGTTCATCCTTTCCTTTTTCTGCAGTAAATGCATCGATGGACACTACCTTAACAGTTTTTCCTGTAATATTCAAACTGTCATCGATTTTAGCATTAAAGAGTTCTTCGATTTTGTGCAATGTTTTATTTCTTTCCATTGTCCAGGATCTTGTATTTTGTAAGTATTTCCAAAAGTCTTTAAATTTAAAATAGGATTTACCTTCATCAGTCCAAGAAACTCCTCGATTAATATCTGTTTTCTGTTTCCCCGCTGCTCTATCCGTTGTAAAATTTTCTAGGTGTTCTTCAAGTTGTTTTTTAAACGTTAAACTTTCTGGAGCTTTTATTTCTTCAATCCCTTTCATTAAATTACTAATCACTTTGCCCCATATAGGTTTAGAAACATTGGGAAGTTTAATTCTCATTTGCTCCATACATGCTTCATCAAATAAGTCAAAATTTCTTAGTGTCTTAGTATCTACTTCAACCGTTTTACCTCCAACGTTAACAAACCAAATAGGTGGATCTGATGTAAAAATTCTTAAATTTGATATGTCTGGCATCAAAGAACCATTTCCAATTCCAAATTTTCTTGTTTGACATGTTAAAGAATCACAATAGTTACAGATAGGTTGGTCTTTGCACTTGTACTGATAATCCTTATTATTCAATGACTTAATAGTAGTCATAACTTGCTGAGGACTTAAAGGTGGCTTCATGAATCGTGTATTGTAAGTCCCTAAATCTGTTTGCCATGTATCTGGATTCGCTTTTTTAAGATAAACTCCGATGTTATAAAGTCCATTATTTCTTGTTCCTTCAGGAAAACCTTCTTTGCATAGTGTTTGTAAGCAAGGAGGACCATCCTTGATGTTTTGTTCTTTCTCACTTTCTATCTTTAATTTTTCGAACTTGTCTTTTGTTAATCTATATTTAATATAAAGTTCTATGAATTCTTTTAGATTTGCTGCGTCACCATTATCTTTGAAAGCATATCGTGTTGTTTTGTCTCCTCTATGATAAGGTAAATTTAAAAAACTACCTGTATCACCTCTTTCTATTAGTATGTATTCCTGTTTCGGAAATATTTCACATTCAGAATAACCCAATGCTGCAGCCATAATTTTAAGTTTTGCTCGCATGACAGCCGCTGGAATCCATTCAGCTACAAACAGAAAGACATGCGCTCCCCCGGACTTGGATCTGCAAACAACTAAAGGTAAATTTTTTTGTCTTATTTTTTTAATAAATTTTTTGTGATTGAAATCGTACTGATCTATATCAATGCATCCCCATCGGCATAGATTCTTTTCATTGATTGGAATAATTCCTAGTGCAGGTTCTTTTCCCTCTAAATGGTTTTTCCAAAGTTCCTCTGTTACAGGTTTTTTAACTGTAAAAGGTCTCCCTTTTTGTTTCCCATTTGCAGAATGAATAGTGCTTGGAATGTATTGGCCATAGGCACTATTTAAACCTTCAAATATATCTTTAAATGCTTTCATCATAACTTTAATATGGGCGGTTTAAGTCTCCCGCTACCGCCCACAATTCCACCCGGAATGGAATCTTATGATATTTTTCCGTTTGACTGATCGGCTCTACGGCAACTTTCGTAAAACTTTTTTGCCCTATTGTAGATACTCGTGTCAGTTATTTCTCCTACCTTTTGTATGTTGTAACCATACCATTCGTTACCCTTTCCAGTATTTTTTACTGAAGATAACTTATAGATGTGGCTGAAAGGTGGCGGTGTATATGGACCATCTTTTCCATCTTTAGTGATGCTCATCATCATCGAGTTCCATTTTCTTGAAACCTTTGCTTGAGTTGAGGACATTGATATCAAAGCCGTTTCAGCTGATTTACCATCAGATATGATGACAAAATGCTGAGCCGTTTTTTGAATATAATTACCATTTGGTAATCTATCTTTGCCCGTTGCATCCTTTGATGTTTTAGAAAGAATATCACTATTACCAGGAAATATATTTTCTGGTCTTCCTGAGCCTGTACCGAAGTCAGCCCATTCTTGATACTCTAATCTATAGTGACAAGGAATAACTTGTATTCCTTTTTCTCCATCGTACAGTTTTCTTGTCACCGTGTTAAAAAACATACCAGGGTCAGCACCTTCAACATAATTTGCATGTTTTCTTTGTGCTTCTGCTGATCCGTTTTGTAGAAGTTTCAAAATTGGTAGAGCCACACTTTCTGAGTCTACGTTTTCAAAACCTTTCGTAGCGTCCGCTTCAAACAGAGCGTCTGATGGCAGACCTGCTTCTTGTTTTTTAGCTACTTGCTTCTCGTTTCTAGTTTCCATTTTCTAGTTTCTCCTTGTTATTTTTGTTTGGTTACCTACAAACGGGTTAAAGAGGTCCGCGGGCATGTCTTGTCCAGATTCAGTCCGCTCGCGAACCACCGCTTTAAGTGTCTGAGCATGAACGCCTATTTTCTGGACGGGTTCATAGCCCTGACCTTTTGCAAGGGTAGCATAAGCCATTGCCTTGTTATCTTCGCCACGACCAAAGGTAACAGTGACATCGTTTTTAATGATGTCCCCTAAGCCGTTTTCTCGAAGCCAGTTAAATGCCTCTTCCTGTTTGTCAGGAACTATTCGGGCACTATAAAAATTAGT